CATTTCATTCTCCATTCCTGTTTTTCATGGTCAAATACATCCTCAGTTAAGAGTCTGAGGTGTTCGAGAATGCCAAATTCTCCTGTCGTATTCAGTATTTTTTCTGCCCGACCAATAGCGATAAGGTCTTGTTTATCAAAGATGACAAGGCGTTGAGCGTGTTCTATTTCTTTATCGAACTCATATGTTTCCATTTTTCTCTCCAAAGTTAGTTAAGACTTTATCACTCGTTAAAGTTACGATTGAAAGCATGGTGTATCCCTCATTCAAACACATCCATATTAGGCTCAAAAATCACAGCGTGGCCACACAGCGTTTCATTGCTAGGGATTTCAAAATGAGGTATGAGCGCAGTATGATCCAACTCAGATAGCACCCATCCGAATCCTGGTTGGTCCAACTGATATACACTCTTGACAGCTGTGTTATATCTAGCGTGCTCGGTTTCTAATAATGTTTTCATTTTGCCACCTCCGTGACAGTCCAACACCAACCGTTGAGGTCATAATGATGTACATTATCTTTTAAGGTTACTATAACTTCAATATCCTCAATATAATCTGTTACCCCGTCCATATAACCATCTTCCAGCAACTTCTCGTTAGTAAAATCATAGGTCAAACACAAAGAAGCTAACACTTTTTTAAATTGCTCTTCTGTAAACGTCGGTGTTGCCCAACCATTCCAGTTGTAATCCGGATTATGCCACCCCCAAAACTTCTCCTCGTGCGAGTCTAACTCAAATTGCGCTAACACGCGTGTGATAGGTAGGCGGTCTACAAGCGTGAAATCTTGAGCAAACTGGGCGGGAGTCAAGCAGTGCGTGAAACCACCGCCTTGCCGACATATGCGGATTCCTGAGTCGACTATTTCATGCGTATAGAAAGCACCGTCTTTATGCTGTGCGTATTGTAGAATTTTCATTATGATTCTCCTTTAAAATTTGGTGAAACGTGGGTTACTGTATATCTTGAGGGCAAATTCTCGCACGTTCCTGCTGACACTGGCGCGACCCCAACGCACCTATTGTGCGATAGGTACACGGTGGGCGAGTCCATCACTTCGACCGCCAACACGCATAAACATAAAACAATACAAGCGCATGCTGTGAGCGACCAATCTATACAACTGTTTAGAGTGTTCTTAGTTGAGCGTAGCGTTTTCATTTTGTACCCCCATTGCGTGCTGTTTCGTTGAACCACACGCTTTCGCACAGACTTCTCAATGACTCCCGCCCGTTGGTGTTGTCTTTCAATTCGTTTTGATCGAATACCCACGCGTTCGTGTCCACGTCCATGTCGAACATCATGCAAACATCTTGCTTAAATGCTTGATAAACACGACGACGATAGGCACTACAAGTTTTATCATACGTAGCTTGCTCCGATAATTTCGACCCCGCCAAGTCGCTTAACGTGTATTGACGCGCGTTACGATATGTCGTGTTGAATGTGTTATGTGTTTCCATTTTAATTCCCCTTGGTTATCGTTGTGAGTGGCTTATCGCCACGATAGATATTATTATTAACAGTAGCACTAAAGTTAGAGTTGCGATTGCAAGCATGTTGTTTCCCTCGTTATTTAATTATTTCGCGGATATTAATCACGTTGTTATCTGTATAACAAGCCATACAGTCTATGCATTTAGCTGTGCAGTTAATAACAGCATCAAGTGGGTTAGCTTTAGTATAAACACTAAATACGCGTTCAAAATGTTTAGGTGGTGGAATGTCTTTACTGTCTAATTTTGGGTTAGAATAGATTAACTTAAGATTAGTAGGCAATGTAGCACTAGCTAGAACCTTTGATACTATGTCAACACGTTTAGTCCACAGCACAAAACGGGTACGAGGATTATCAAGCGCAATATTCATAAAATTAATAAAATGAGTTTGATTCATCAATTCGCCAGTTGAATGTAATCTAAAAACGGTTTGAAGAGTGCGCGGTAATTCATGACGTTCTAAAATACGACTAGAAAGTAAATCCCCGTTGGCCTGAATATTTTGGCGTAAACCCTTAAACCTCTTTTCCATGGTTGAAGCGTAACAAGACTTGCAAATGCTGTCTTTAGCACGCATCTTTTGACAATAAGCGTTTTTCTCAACGCTAGTGTTCAGCGACTGAAAACCTGAAAGCTTGCCAGTTTTAGCGTGATTTGTTATTCGTATAGTTTGTGTATTCATGATATCCCCCGTTTGTTAATGTGTAGCTAAGGTATCAAATGAATTTACAAGTAGCAAATTAAAAAGCTAAATAAAAAGAGATAAATCGTAAACCCTTGATTCTTAAGGGATTAAAAAGGTAGGGCTAAGGTAATCGACGGCAACGCTTGCCGGAATTCAAGGGAATGCTGCGTAAGTCATTGAAATATAAAGGGATTCTTGAGGATTCTGTGGGAATGCTGCGTAAGTCATTGAAATATAAAGGATTATTTAGACTTAGCAGGTACACTATATAGAAGGGAAAAAATAGGTGGGCGATGTGCGTGGTGTGCGTGGTGGCTTGAGGTGTCTTGAGGTGTCTTGAGGTGTCTTGAGGTGTCTTAAAGTGTCTTGAGGTGTCTTAAGGTGTCTTAAGGTGTCTTTAGGTGAAATGTCTTAAGGTGGCTTGAGGTGGCTTAAGGCTATAAAGATAAAAATTTAGGAATTGGGGCAGTACCCTTAAAACCCTTAGAAATCAACAGCTTACCTGGGCCATCTCATGTAGAGCGTTAAGGAGGTGGTGTATCCTTATGATTTTCTTAAGGTTCTTGGGGGTGGCAGGCTATAATAAGAGAGAAGGTAAGTCTTTGATTCTTAAAGGATTTTAAAGAGGTCACGGGGGAAAAACGGTGGGGCTCTATAACGATACCCTACTACATTTTTGTACCATTTTTAGAAAGGTAGTAAGAGGGTGATAATAATCATAGCTGCCCCAGCCATTAAGGCCTCCATAAGCTTCCCTAAGGAAACCAAGGGACCTCCGTGCGGAGGCCATCAGCTTGCCCGTATCCAATTGTATCTTACAGGAATCCTTAGGATTCTTATGGATATTAATCGGGTCTTAAGGTATCCCTTAGGTATCCTTATGAGTCTTCTGAGGCCATCAGCCTGCTCTTTTCTCTAACCCTTTAGTAGTACCTTTCTTTTATCCTTATATTTCAAGGACTTAGGATTCCTTATACGGCTTAGCTGTCCACTGAGGGTCTCGCACGGAACCTATGAAAAGGTCTAAGGCATCCTGTAGCTCTTGATCCCTCCACTCCTTCTTAGCATCTTCCTCATCAATACCCACCATCTCCACACATGCAGCTAGGGCGATGCTCAATGCATCTAGTCTATCATCATGCTTTAGGCACCCACGAGAACGATTAATATGAGTCAACTGGTACATTAACCCATACTGAAGTTTCGTAGGGTCCTCAAGACATTGATTAATATCCTCAGAACACAAGCTCCTATCTAAGATTAGCTTATGCTGATTCATCAGGGGCTCTAAGGTATCTATTATCCTTAACTCCTTCTGGGCATTACTACGGACCTCCTCAATACTCACGGGATACACCTTCTTTAATACAGGCCTTAGCAACTGGTCGAACATGCCATCACCAAAGTTACTCTCGGTAATTATCTTATTAACACTATGCTGTTTAGCCATATGTGCTAATTTAAATAGATTATCATCAGCATAACCACCTTGGAGACCCCCACAACTAACGATATAAATCTTACCATGCAGGTACTTTATTACTGCGTACCCCATCTCATCGCTACCCCGACCACTAGGGTCAATAGACATCAAACTAAACTCATACTCAGTATAATCTTTATCTACGTAGCCTGGACCATGCAAGGTATCCCCAGTAAACCCCACATTAGGTATATCTATTATTGTATTTCTACTACCATCATAACCAAGGCCTATGGGACCTTTCTTATCCGGTACATCCATAATAATCAGGTCTTTCTGCTTCAAGGGATACTTATCTTGATCAGATAACGTAGTATCTAACTGGTACTGCAAGCGGTAGTAAGTCTTACCAACAGACCCCTCACGTTCTAGTAAGTCCTCATGGGTAAATCGGGTATCCGTAGGAGTCCCTGAGGGTTCCCCTAATCCTATTAAGTTTTCTATGTAAGGTGCGAGCCTCCCCTCGTATATTTCAGGGCTCTCAGGTACCCTAGAAGGCCATACACGTACTAGGAAACCCTTATCTATGAACCTAGTATAGATGCTGTCCCCTGTTTGGGGTGTTCCCAGGGCTAATATAGAGGCCTTATCAGAGGTCTGGAGTATTGAATCAAACTCATTAATCTGCTGGAGTATCTTAGCCCTCATGGTCTCTGTAGCACAATTGATACTTGTCTCAATATCATCAGCTATAAGGAGAGATGCACGGTTACCCTGCAACTGACTGTTGATACCTAGACATTTAACACTAGGTTGCACAGTGGCCTTAGCACCCGCTACATCAAAGGCCATAACAGAGTTCCTCTGGTTACCCTGAGGTCTTAGGTGGGATAACACAGGTACCTCTGCGATTAACTTATGCAGAAATGTACTGATTGATATCGCATGTGGACCGGAGGCTGAGACAATAAGTATCTTTTCATCAGGGTCCCTTAGCAGCCTCCATGCTGCATAGGCACCAGATAGATATGTTTTCCCAAGACCCCTGAAAGCTTGTATTAGTAACCTTCTACGTCCCGTTTGTAACACCCTAGCAATATCCTTCTGTATCGGAGTGGCATCAGGTAACCCTATACAGGCCCAAACATACGAGACGAAGGTAGGAAAGTCCTTTACTAACGCCTCTAAGGTCTCCTCAGGGCTCTTTTTAGTAGGATTAATGGTCTACACCCATATACTCCTCTTCGTTCTCTAGGAAGGATTGTATGAGGTTTGCCATAGGCTTACTTTCTAAGACATCTGCGGTAATCTCATTATCCTTTAGAAACTTTAGTATTGAGGATATCTCACCAGGATTCAACTGCTCCCCTGAATCGAGGAGGCCCATGAAGTAGGTAGCCATTCTATCGTGAAGGGAGTTAAGGGTTTCTAGGGAGGCTTTCCCATTCATAGTTTTATTTGTCATAATAGTATCTCTAGTTTAGTTTCCTAAGACCTTTGTTCTCTGGTTTGAGCCTGGGTTAGCGACCGCCACCTTTGAGTTAAGTATTTCCTTGGCATAAACCTTACGGATTTCATCCCTGTGTATGGACACATACAGATCCTGGGCATCTCTTTTAGACTGATTATAAACAGCACGAATTACTTGTATCTTAGTGTGCTTACCATACCCCCCAGATTCACCGGGAGTACCAGTAGGTAATTTTTTAAAGGCTTCCTTACGTATAACCGCAGCTAAACGACCCCTAACATCAATCTTAGAGTGGGCCATAAGCGTTCGTAACTCATAGACTTGTTTATAAGTTAAGTCCACAGTAATACCATTCTTCAGTTGTATTGTACTATCAGCTCGGCGTAAACCAGGTTGCAGCTCATACAAAGTAGCTAATACGACATCACCTTTCTTAGGTACGGAAGTACGCCAGTGAATCCCTCCAAGACGCTTGATGTCGTTATTAACACCGCCAAGTAAATCAATAGTGTCTCTATCGCCATATTTCTCACCCATTAAACCTAGCTTCTTACGCACATGCTCACTCCAAGTCTTGGCTTCATAATTAACATCACCCTCGAATAGCTGCTTAATGCCAGCGTGTAGCGGTATAAAACCTGTGCCGTATTGCTTAACCCACTGCTGTGAAGAGTCACTCTCTGGGTTTTGTAAAACATTCATAAGCCTCTTAACACTTGTTGCTCCTGATTTCTCAGTGAATAACTTAGCGGCTAGGGAGCCTAATACAAGAGTGTAGTCTTCTATAAAGCTTAGTATGGTGTTACGGTCCTCAGTAGCTACCGCATCTACTGGCATAGCATCAATAATATCTCTTAGACGCGAGGCTTCTTCCATCATTTTCTGCCCATTAGCAGCAAAAAGAAGAAAAGACCCAACAGGCTCAATGCGGTTAAGGGGTATAAATACATCAGTGCCTGGTATTCTCAAGGAAGCCCCTTGAACACCCACCGCACTATCACCCTGGTAGTTCTTAATGTCCGTAGAGGCTGTAATCAACCCGTTATTGTACATAGCATGACCTACGCCTATTAAAGATGAGCCCATAAGCATCTTACTTACTGCTTCTGCGCGTTTCTGACCACCTGCGGCAATATCAGCTCGCATATCACGAGATAACATACCAATGACTGGTAGGCGTTGTAATGTATCCTTAGTCATATTAAGTACTGTCTTAAGATAAGGTAATTGCGTTTGTAGTAAAGGAGAAATATCCCGCACATTCTTCACTGTACCTAAGGCCTTTCCCATAACTGTTTTATTATCTACAGGTATATCCGTTTGAAATAACATCTCGCGTAGATGTTCTAAGGCTTGCTCGTGTTTAATGTCATCAATCCCTACTTTATCTAGGAGTTTGTGTTCCTCAGGTGTAAATTGTACTAAAGCCTCTGCTTCTTCCGTAGCTTTTAACTGCATAGCTTGCGTTTCATCATAACTAGCATCGGGATTGTCCTTCTTGAACTTCTCCATCTCACTAGACACGTGTCTCTTCATAGTATTAGCGCGCATACCCTTCTTCATATAGAAGATTTCGTATGCTGCAATACCTTCTTTGATATGTGCCTCGTGTGCTTTAGGGCTATCCGGTAATTTCTGATTGGCTTCCTTAGTCAATAAGTACTTTATACGCGGTAGGTAGTACGCCCTTTTCATCATATCATCAGCTAAAGTTAATGCTGTGAACGGTGATCTAATCGTAGTACCTGCTACATCTAAGGTACTATTAACAAAAGACTTAAGCGCGGTGTTAGGGTCAGCAAAACCTACATAATCAGCGTTAACGGCACCTTGAGAAGGCAAAGTTTCCCATTTAGTAATCCAACCATCTAAACTTTCTCTTTGTAGCACACCTTCTGCCCCTTCACCAGTACCCCCTCTAAACATGCGTAACATCATTTTCAAGGTAGCCTCAGATTGAGCCCAATCCTGCTCATTCATAGCCTTCATCTCATTCCAACGAAGTCTATCTTCCATGTTGAAGGTTTTACCGATAACCCATGTAAGGTATGACTCACCTTTCAGAGTACTACGTTTAATCACAGAACCAGCTAAGGCACCTGTTTGAGTTGCTAATGAAGATAAGTTAGCAGCCAACCAAATCTCAGTCATAACTCTTTCAAACTTTCTCCATATATGCTCAGTACGTCTGAATGCAGGGAGTGCGCTTCTAACGTGGTCATTATGATCTGCTGTAATAGCTAGTAGCTGTTCCATCTCATTCATTAAGGCATCCATATCTTTCTCGGAGAAAGCCGACGTAACGTCACCATCAACATCTACTGGTTTACCAGCATTAATACCAGTTTGGTACCTTTCTGCACCATCTGAACCAACATATGTAGCCTTAGCTTTTGCTGCGTCTGTTACTTTTCTAATAGTACTCGCTGCTTCCACTACACGGCTTAAGACTTCGTTAAACTCATTAACATTAATATTATGTGATTGTAGTACACGGCCAGCAGAACGCGCACTTTCTTGTACCATAACTGTAATGGCCTTCAGGCTACTTATCATCTGAGGGTTATTAGCTAAGGCATTAATACGTTCTGTCTTAGTTTTGGCATTAGTCCACAACTTAGCAATCTTATTAGATTCACTACTGAAGAGCATCCGTACAACCGTAGCATCTACCTCTAGGTTTGTAATCTTACCCGTGTACGTATCTAAGAAATCTTGTACTTCCTTCTGATTCTTAAAGCTCATCAAACGCTTCTGCGCGGCTGCCTTTACAGCCTTATTAAGTGTAGCACCTGTAGAAGTCACATAGTTTTTAATGATAGCTTGAGCGGTACGCTCTAAGTTAATAGGCGCTCCATCACTAGGATGTGTAGGCAAATTCGCACCCTCCACGTCAGACATACTTTGGGCTAACGATTCCTGCTCAGCCGTAGTCTTCATAGGAGGGGATTGTGTGTTACCTTGGGCATTCTTAGTAGTAGCTACAGCAGTAACTTCATCATCAAGTTTAGTTATAATAGCGCCTAAAGCACCTAAAGGAGAACCTTCTACTTTATAATCAGGACCTACCATTTCAGTTAGATAATCTAGTAGTTCTTGTTTATTAAAGCCTTTCTGAAACGTACCCCTTGATGTAATAATACCGTCCTCAAATACCTCAGGGTTCTTAGTTTTATCTATATCACCTACAAGTTTTCTGACATTAATGTAAGCCTTACCTCCTGGCGCAAGTTTTGAAGCTATGTCTTTTACAACAACATCCCTAACATTCTTAGGTAATACGTTTAGTACTGCGTTGCTAATAATTGCCGAATATTTCTTAGTTATTTGTGTGGCATCAGTAAACATAGGTGTCCAACCGCTTGGGTTAGGTTCAAAAGAATCAAAACCCAATTCCTCAGAGGCCTTGCCCTTACCAGCACCATAATCTAAGACATCTGATGGCTCTACATCTTTAAAGTATCTTTCTTTTACTTTTTTATATGTACCAACCGTTGTAGATACTTGTGTTTTACCAGAGTTTTCCAGGTCATATTTAGACTCTTGTTCGGCTTTTTTAACAGCATCATCCACCTTTACAGCAGTCTCTTCGCCTTCCGCCTTACTAACTACTTTACCCTGTTGTGAAACTACCCCATCAACAGAATCGCCCATCTTAAAATAAGAAAAGTCCGTTAGGAGTGGCGCTGTTTGGTCGCCAGTACGCTTAGCTATTTTTGCATCAATTTTGATAACATCCTCTCGCGAGGCACCAAGCTGGTCCATGGCAAATTTTACATAGGCCGCGTAGTGTTTACTAGCTTGTTTCTTACTGCCTGCTAGGAACAATGCTCTTTGTAAATCATTTTCAAAGGTAATAGGAGTCTTCTTATAATGGGGGCGGCCCTTCCTTTGGTTAGGGGGTAACTGAGCGTATGGTAGAACTTGGTTTTGTATAGCACCTTGGTTAGCACCTTCCGGTGCCTCTTTCGTGGCCGTAGGGGTAACGATCTCTCCTTCCTGTGGCTTACCCTTAGGAGTACCCCCCACTAACTCATCTAAAGTTTCCCTAGCTATCTTACCCTCGTTAAAGCGATTAGATATAGCCTTAGTACCACCAGCAAGACTACCACCTAAGACAGCACCCGCTACACCGCCTACAGTAGCAGCAATACCCGTACGTACTGGATCAATATCCGTATCAATTAGGTTATCAATCGTCTCTGTGGCCTTCTGCTCAATACCTTGATGTAAGACACTATCTGCGGTGCCGTACACAAGACCTTCAACTGCACCAATCTTAGCGCCGGTCTTAGCCGCAAGTTTAGTGCTCTCCCTAAGGTAAGAAATAAGAGCAGCCTTAGTAGCTGTCTTAGCCCCCGATTTAGCCAGTAGACCTGCACCTAATGTGCCAATACCAACATACGTAGAGGGGTCTGTAGTTAATGCACCACCAATTTCAAACAGTTGAGCCCAAAAACTTTGAGAACCATCACCGAAGGCTTTAACTCTATCCCAGGTTTCCATCTGGAGCATATAGTCAGTCTTCTCTTGGCGTGTCATACTCTCAAGCGTGAAAGCGTCATATGCTAGGGCGCCTATATTATAATTAATGTAATGTTGCTCACCCGCCCATAACTCTAAAAGTGCCTCATTACTTTTATTACCATGCCTTCTACGTAGAGAAGCCATGAGGTCTTCATTAGAAACCTGTTCCTCATATACAAGGTCTGTTTGTTCTTCTGAAAGCTTAGCTGGCTCCTTAGGCGCTACATAGTTAGCTAGGTTAACTTCTCCTTTGCCCTCAGAATCTCTATACCAAGGTACAGTGGCAGAGTCCCCAGGTGCAAGTTGTACTAAAGGCTGTGTCTCAGGTACAGGTGTAGCAGGGCTCTTCATAAACTCTGGGATCTGGTGCGATATGCCATCAGTGCCTACGAACTTAGATTTGCCTGCTGCAACAGCCTGCACGCCCTCCATGTACATATCCCTAGTTCCAAAGGTTTCTTGTACTATTTTAAACTCTGATTCATTCATCTCCAAACCCCCCATCATATTTAATTAATACTGAGTTAGCGTTGTCCAAGGTCTCTGTTAAATCTGTCGTAGCGCCCATCTTCTTAGTATCCATATATTCACGGTGTACTAAAAGGCTATCAGCAGCTTTTGCATAAGAGCCTTCATTGAATTGACGTACCCAGTTATAGTTTTTACCCGCCTCACCTACTTCCACTAGGCGTACTAAAGTATCCTGGAGTTCCGTGGGCATATCTCTCATAACACCAAAGATTATCTCCGCTTTATTGTATAAAGGAGCCATTTCTTCTTTTTTTTCCATATATTTCATCATTTCCCCGTTACCCAAGACTTAGGCAGCGTAGCATCAACGACACCTGGTGTGCCCCCTGTGTTGCCCCCTGTGTTGCCCCCTGTCTTGACCGTTTTACCACTATTTATTAAGTCAGTGGCCTTTTTACCACTATTTATTAAGTCAGTGGCCTCTTTACTCCAGTCTCTAATCTGCGCTGATGTTAAGTTTTCCCAATGCTGCCCACCGGCAAAAAAACTTTGTAGCTCCCTACTCATAATTTCTATATACCTCTGCTTACGTTGTGCGCCTGCTGCATCAAAGTCCAGTGAATTATAGGCCGTCCTGCCAACCGTATACTTTCCTGCTGATAGGTAATCTTTGTATATACTCTTAGCTACAGAAGCCTTCTCAACTGTAAGTTTTTCATTGTACTTTCGCACAAAGCTCGCAGTGGTCTTGAATTCCTCTTCTGTAAAAAGGTGTTTATTGGCAAATAACTCCGCTTGTGTATAGTCACCAGCTACGATACGAGAGACAACGCGCGCTTCATGAACAGGAGTAGCAACAGTAGCGAAGCCCTTACCGTGAAACGTCTTTATAAGCATTTCCTGCTCTTTATAGCCCTTAGTGGTATAACCGGCTGGATTCTTTTCATGCCACGACAATATTTCAGGTGTTGGCGCACCCTCTATGAGCATACTTAGAAGCGTCTGTTGAGATACACGTTTAGCCTCAGTGGCCGCTTCTTTAGTAAGTGTGTAGACAGCCTTAGCCTCTGCTCTTAAAGAGCTTTCTAATGAGTCAATCGCCTTCCCGTAAGTTGGGTGTGTAGAATAAGCAACGCCGTCTACAGTGGTAATACGTAAATACTTATCAATAGCGCTTTTCCAATCGTAGGTTTTGTCTTCTTGAAATTTCTGTAGAATATTAGCAGCTACTTGATTTACGTACAGCTCACCTTTCCTTCTAGTATTAATATGAGAGGGATAGAAGTTCATCACTTGCTCTTGAAGCTCAACACCCTCCTTACCCGCGGCCATACTACTGATAATAAGATCGGCGCCTACATCCAATTTCGTTTCGTCTGCATCCGCTTGTTCTACCGCAATATACTTTTCATGCTCAGCGCCTATAAGCTGTGAGAGAGTGCTTGAGTAGGCCCTAAAGTAAGATTCGTGCAGGACGGTATTAGCATCCCTCAGTTTATCCAGCGCAGCCTCAGCACTTATGGCGTAGTATTCAGCTCTATCAGCGGCTGTTGTAGGTACTTCGTTACCCGCATCATCCTGCTTGGTCTTAGGTGCGCTATTAATAATCTGAGTAGCTGCTGTCCTACCATTAAACGACCCCGTCGCCGATTGCCGGATATTTGTAATCTTAGCTTTCTTGTCAACATCAGCTTTTACGAAAGTTGTTACGATTTTTTGAGCGACACCCATAGCTTCCGATAATGCCTGACCTGAGGATTTCTCTCTAGTCTCGGCACCAACATTAACCGCTTTTAATGCCTCACTCTTATACGTTCCCAGGTCTGGAGCCGCAGCTATCGGACCTTTCTTTAAATTTGTTCTTTGTTCTCTAGGCATCCTCAGATACTCCTTTAAGTTTACTCATTAAGTTGTTGATTGCTAAGGGTTTTTATTACGAAAAGAGAGAAGATATACTATTTGAAGCCTCCTCCTGTCCCGTAGCCCTGAACACCTGCCATGCCTATTTGAAGGGCTGCTTGGAGTCCTGTTGATTTAGAGTTTTGCGCGGCGGTGATCGCTGAGCGAGTACCTACAAACTCAGCAGTATTCGCCATGCCTATTTGAGCTAACTCTGTGCCTGTTAGGGATACGATGCTCCCTTGTGCTATCCCAGACTGCATGTAAATATTCCCTAAGTTCCTTAGTGCGGAACCTCCACTAGTACCTGTCTCTGCGCCCTGCGCGAGCACTACGCCCTGTTGGTGTAGCGCATCTCTTTTTGCATTTGTAAGTTTTAGACCTGCCGCACGATTAGTCTCTTCCATTTCCATTTGACGCTGGGTATTCATTACCCGCTGTCTCTCAACAGCAGATTTCTGCTGGTCCTTTAAGGCTGCGTTTTTGGCTTTTATCTCCATAGCTTTACTACCTGCTGATAGCGCCACAATGCTTAATGTTACTGGATCACACATACCTACGCTCTCTCATTTTGTTTATCATAATAATCTTCTTTCCTGAATTCAAACTTAAAAAAAGGCACCTCTCTATTCGATAATAAGTATGTCTTCTTATCAAAGTGTGCGCCTAAACGTTTTAGCCAACGTACTGATACGGTGTGTTTACTACTTACGTAATTCATAATAATGTCATAGTTTTCTAGTAGGGAGATTAAGACATCCTCACTATACTGAGCGACATCCTTTTTGTAATACTGGAGCCTGTCATCCGTAAGTAAATAACCTACTCCCTCACCTTCTAGACGTGTTGGAACGACCCCAAAGATCCCCGATACGGTGTCCTCGTACAATATTAAGTACATACTAGGGTTATAGTTTTCTAAGGTAAATCCAATAGTGGCACTATACGGTAGCCCGTTCGCGTCCTCTACCTCTTGCTTATCAGGCTCTTTAAGTTGTAAATCCCTCACCTGGTCGTGGTAGTCATCGTGGTACGCTACTATCTTAATCTTCATAATTTCCCTTAATTGTTATGAAAACACTGGCATTGCCCTCAGAGTCTTCTTCATATGTATACTCTAAGCTCCCTCGTTCTAGCATAACAATGGTGTCAACCATCGTGTCCTCTACAGCACCCTTATAGGACACTTTATGGGTTACCCATAGAGACACAATAAACAATAAATGTAGTACATAAATATCTTCCATACTAGTAGCCTATATTAATTATCCTGCGTTACATACAATACTACTGAAACAAGCCCAATAAGAACTATAAAGAGCGCCATCTTTTACCGCCATCAGTTCTAGTATCTAGGTGTAGGCGATTACTGTAAAGACCGATGCTCACTACATCACCCCATTGGTCATTTAAGTACGCCATTACTTCTCTAGGCTGTACTTGTTCCTTATTCCCAACGAATATCTTAAAGTCAGCAGCGCGACCGTACAGATGTTGGGAACGAGGAGTATGCCAATGACACCTATTACCACCAGTGATTACAAGTACACCCTTATCGTTGTAAGTCTTCTCAAAGAAGTCTACTGTATGCTGAAGTATCTCAACTAATACAGTATCTACTGTGTCAAACCCACACCCACATTCACAAGCCATCTCATGCCGTTCTAGATTTTTTGAAAGCCTCATCCTTTTCCTCTAAGTCATTAGATTTATATGTTATTTCTTAGCATGTCTTTTAATGGATTCAAAGGCACCACCCCCAAAATAAAACCCTATTATCGTGAGCATGATAGGGGATATCCAGAAGTCCTCAAGTACCTGGCGTACTAGTATAGCTTCCTGAGAGCCCGTGAGGGTCATAAAAAGCACTAGGAGGAAGGCACCAATAAAAGTAAAGCCAAAGAGCAGAGCTAGATATCTTTGTGCCACCTTAAAAGGTGCATACGCACTAATTAATGCCACCTTAGCCGCTGTCTTAGCTTCGATCTCTTCTGTTGTTGAAGTATGCATGTTATCAATAAGCTCAAGGCCAGCCTTTATTACTCCGCTAGACCCTAAAATCTTCGCTAGAATACTCATTTGGATACCCTCTCTAATATTTTATCTAGTTTAACGTCTAGCTTCTCTATTACATGAGCTAATCGGTTACGCCCTGAAGCTGCAATATCAGTTTCTCTGTCTAGGCAACTTCTGTAGTTAAATCGTTGATGAAAGTAACACCCGATAGTAGGAGAGCGAGTGTTGTGAGTAGGTGGGCGATGGTGACCTTGCTGCTATCATTTTGCGCCATCTGGTTTTACCCTCGTCTTTACCTTCAAGAGTAAATTAACTAATACGTCACACCACTTAGTGATGACGCGAAACGCCCATCGCTTTAATGCAGCTAATAGTCCAAGCCACGCCATTTTAATAATTTCAAACATTTAATTATCTCCTCGCGTTATTTCAGTTAATATCCCGTAAGTCGTATCAAGAATCGGATGTGCCGTTTCGTCTATACACACACCGTACAAATGTAGATTAGCAATATCATCATCTATTGCTTCTTCGTACTCAGTGTGACGTGCTTCTTTATACGCAATGCCATGCTCTGCATTAATGTAAAACATTACTTACTCCTCATCCTAGCTTTAGCGTGCTTCCCAGTAGTTATGTTATCGTTCATTAGCTTGAGCTAAGAAGAGCGTCTAACTCTTCTTGTGTTGTAACGTTGTCTATCGAAGCCTCTAGCGCATTGCCCGTTTCTCTTAGCACCTCAACTTCACCAAAGATACCGTTAAGGGTATTAAGCATGATTGTCTCGTCCTCACTAATCGTGCCTCTCGTTTCTTTAAGAGTGAGTTGCGTTGCTTTTGCCGTGAGATTTCGTTGATTAACCGCATCACCGATTAATGCAATAATTGACGCGGCTGTCTTCGTGTCAACTTCTGCTATCTTCTCGACTTTAATCGGGGCTAATCGGTTCGCGGCCTTTAGTGCTAACGCATCAGCCCGTAGTGTCTCCGCATCTTCCTTGAGCGTGACTTCACCATTAATGACCGACCAGCAGTAGGATGGGTAGTCGTAAAAGAAGTCGAACGCGACAACGATGTCCGTCAACTCACTCGTACTGCCTCGTACTATCTCACCTGCTTCATCTACGATTAAATACATCAGTAGCTCCCATTATCTAAGCTTTCTGGCGTTGATTTTTTCACAATCAAGCGATAACAAGCACCCTCGCTCGAAGTCAAACTATTGTTTTGCTCCACCCTTATCTTTTGTCCTGCGGTTAACTCAATGCCTCTTCGCTCACGTCTAAAGTAATTCGTGGTGGGTGAGTAATAATAATCCGAGGCCCCGATATACGTCTGACTGCCAGCGGGCATAGACGAAGAATGTCCTGCTGAGTTAGGGTGTTCCAAATCGCGGTAGCCATTAATGAACGAATCCCATGTTGTGCCATTACTATGGGCTATGTAGTAAACCCTCAAGTCAGTAAAATACCCAGAGCTACTGGCCTTCCAGTGCTTCCTGTAGAAATAAATCGTTGCGTCTTCATCGAATGTTAGCTCTTGCAGTATTTTGACAACACCAGAGCCTTGAACATTCGTCCAACCAGTGTCGAGCAGGGTGTCTGATACTACTTCTGTTACTTCTTTTTTAGTGCTTGTTAAAGGCATGATTAGACTCCTGTAATTTCAACGCCATCGGCGTATAGTGAATAAGTAATATCCGTTGGCAGCGGAGTTGCGGGTAGTAGATGAAGGGGAATGTTCGCGATTGAACCATTATTGGGTATAGTGCCTAAACCATCACCAAACTGGCTGCTAATGGTGGTGGTCGATGAGGCGGTCATCGTGTTTGCGTCTATCCACACGAGGTCGGTGGAAGATGGCGAAGGGAAGATGGCGACCCCCGGAGCGATTTCAAGCGCATGGTTGCCGTATTCTGTTGAGACAGAGATGTTGCTACAATTCACAATCGTGACAGTTTCCGTGTTTAGGTCGATAATCATAGCGTTATTAGTGCCAGAGCCTTTTTCCAGAAGGTACGGGACACCATTGTGACCTACGGTGATTAATGCCCCTATTGAATAGCTACCCAGCGTGGGTACGGAGATGGTTGTTGTGTAGCCTGTCGTAACGTTAATTTTGGCTACTTTTGTGTTAGTAGCCCTCTGTCTCACGTAAACGAAGCCGCCATAGTACAGCGTGAAGCTGCCCTGATTGGAATCTTGACCATAAGCTGCTTGGCTCATGGTAATTGTTCCAGCATTTGAGCCATCACTAGCGAGTCGCCGCTCCAGATTCGTGTTGGAGTAGTCGCTTTTACCGTAGAAATATGTGCCGTCAGTACACACACCCCTAGTCGTTGCAGAAAAGCTGGCATTCGTTAAAACACTCGCCCCTGTCACATCGTAGGTATAAACTGTGTTGGAGTCGCATCGCGACCATCTTTTGTTATTGTTTCCATCCAACCATCCGAAAGCACTACTCGCAAACACAGTGACACCACCATTCAAAGGAATAGTGCGAAAGAAATCACTTTCAATCTCATCATAGGTCGCTGGCGACATGCGGTTAGTGGTTGACGTGTTGGTCATCCTTGAAATGCCAGTATAACCAGAAAAGATAAAAGCATCAGCGAGTGGAACATAAGTACCTCCATCACTCGTTGCAATAACGAAATCCAGACTGGAACTCACGTCAACAATCTGACTGCCGCTCAGTGTGTCACTCGCCTCCGTTCCAGCAGTGGCAGGAGAACCCTTAGAAACAGTGAATCCGTCCTGCATAACTGAGCCAGTGACCGTGTATAGAGGGTCGCTTGCTTTAAAGCTTACATTCTTCACGACTGCTTGGCTGGTCGATGTTGTCGTGATGATTGGAAAGGTACGTGTCGCACCAGCACTCACTGCGTTAACATTCTTAAAAACTTTTAATTTCTCTGCCATTTTCTTATTCCTATATGTTGATGTAAGCCATGATAACGGCTTGTGTTGGGATTGAACTAAATCCTAAAATCTTGTTACCATTCAAGTCTAAATCACCACCGAGTTGAGGGGTAGTGTCGTTAACTAGAGCAGAAGCCACATTGGTTAAATTACTACCATCAACCGCAGGTAGTTTCGCACTGCCGTCTAACTGAACAATCTTATTAGCTGTTACACCAATGTCTGCATCAACTACGATTGTTGCATCGTATGCCTGAACAGTTGTACCAATATCCGCATTTTTAAGTAATGGAATACCACCTGCTGTAGCAC